GGCCAGACCCTCGTCCAGGCCCTCACCGCCCAGGTCGACCAGGCCAAGTGGTTCTCGAATGTGCTGCTCGAGATCAAGCGTCAGGGCGCCGACCAGTCGCTCATCGACCAGATCGCATCACTCGGCCCCGGCACCGGCGGGGCGCTGGCACAGCAGATGATCACCGACGGCATCGTCCCGACCATCAACGAACAGTGGACGGCCGTGCGCACCGAGATGCAGAAGCAGGGCGCCGCCCTGGTGCCCGACGCACTGCTGGCTGGACAGGACTACGCCGCAGGCCTTGTCGTCGGCAGCGCCCAGCAGCTGCTCAAAGACGAGGACAAGCTCAAGAAGATCGGCAAGAAGATGGGCGAGGTCATCGGCTCGAACGTCAAAGCCGAAGTGCTCAAGGCCATCGCCGACGCCACGGCGGCCGCCGAGGGAGCCAGGAACTCGGCCGCCGCCAGTGCCGCCGCTTCCAGCGCCGGGCAGGCCGCCGCAGTCACCCAGCAGTCCTACGTTCAGACCCTCAACCAGGTGATCAACAACTCGAACAACCGCACCGGCTACACGACCGCGCAGCTGTACCAGATGGGGGTGTTGCACTAGTGGCTATCTCCGAAATCGCCATCAACGGCGTACCCCTGGACATCCTCGACGTCGAGTACTCCGTCGCCATCGACCACGGACGCAACGACATCACTAATCCGCCGCAGGCCTCGAGCGCAGACCTCGTGGTCCGCATCAGTTCGTGGCCCGACATCAAGATCTCCTACCTCCTGACCATCGAGGCATACGGTGTTCGCCGGTTCACCGGCCGCATCACCAGCATGGACCTCACCCACGAGTACTCGCCCACGCTCGACGCCATCATCGGCAGGCTGCGCCTGTCCGCCATGGGCAACCTCACCCTGCTCGGCCTGTACGCCGTCGGCGACAGCGGATACGTCGAAGAGCAGCTCGTCGACCGCGTCCAGTCGATCCTCGACGAGACCGGGTTGGTCTACACCGCGAACACCGACCCCTACATGGTGATGCTGCCCGTGGACGCCGGCCAAGGCCAGCCGGCCATGTCATGGCTTACCGAGCTGTGCCAGCAGACCGGCGCCACCATGTGCGACCTGCCCGACGGAAACATCCTCTTCGAGTCCTACTCCCGGCGCGGATTCGGGTACAACCCCGCGACATTCGCCCAGGTCAACGACACGTTCGCCGACACCCCCTACATCTGGGCCGACGTGTACGACCGCGTGAACGCCGCGCCCGTCCCCGTCTCCCTACCGCCCGACGCCGTCATCTGGACGCCCGTGTGGCGAGACGACGTGCTCACCGTCGTCAACCAGGTGAAAGTCCAGTACGGAGACACCACCCCGCAATCCGAGCTCGTCGCGGAGGACCTCGCCTCGGTCGCCCAGCACGAGCTGCGCTCCATCACCCTGACGACCCAGCTCGCCGACGCCACCGACGCCTACGACCGGGGACAGGCCATCATCACCGCCCAGTCCCAGCCGCGACTGAACCTCACCCAGGTGCAGGTCTACATGGACAACCTCGACGCACCCACCAGGGCCGACGTCCTAGACCTCATCCAAGGGTCCCGCGTCAACATGACCGCCCTGCCGCAGCCGGCCCCGCAGCCCACGTACCTCGGCGTCGTCGAGGGATGGTCCGAATCGCACACGCCCGAGGCCTACACGCTCACCCTGAGCCTGTCGGACCCGCGGTACAGCTACGCGATGGCCACATGGGCAGAAATCAGCGCGTCGCTCATCTGGAGCGCCGTGGACCCCGCAATCCAGTGGTACGACGTCGTCCTGCCGTCGGACCTGGCCGCATAAGGAGAACACATGGCACAGACCGCAGGCGGCACCTACTACGCCGCATCATCCGAGCTCGTCAGCTCGTGGCCTGCCACGTCGCTGAACCTCGCCAACCAGCTCGAAAGCAGGTTCGCCGCCAAGTTGGCTATCCCGCCAGCGTGGACTGCATGGACGCCGGTCCTGACCGCTGCGACAACGAACCCAAACATCGGCAGCACGGGGCAAATCGACGGCTATTACAGCAAGCAGGGGCGGATCGTCGCTTGGAATGCGCGGATCACCACGGGCGGAACTGGCATTGCTGCCGGGTCAGGGCAGTATTTCCTGTCGCTCCCGGTCGCTCCTGCGAGGACGACCCAATACACGCATATGGGGTCGGGATTCGTCTACGCCGGAAACCCAAACGGCTTCGGAGTGCTGGCGGCGTTTGAGTACGACCTGACTCGAATGGCAGTGCTTGCTGCGGCGAACTACTGGTCATCGACAAACTTCCAGATATTCAGCGCCGGCCAGATCATCGAAGTGGGCGGCATCTACGAGTCGGCGTCGTGACGCACTTCCAGATGAAGCGACGATGATCGGCTTTGGAGAAAACCCAATGGATCACGAACGGTCGTGCGACCTGTACGGGAAGCCCATCCATCAAGGCTCGCTGTGCTCTATGTGCGGCGTGATGAACGAGCGAACGTACCTGCACATTGAGCGCCAAGGGAGAAATTGAGATGACTGTTCCCACGCCCGAAGAGTTCGCGTTGGACGAGCTCGAGGTCAAGCGCGGGCCGGAGACCGACGACCAGGCCGAGGCGGAGGCGGAGTAATGGCGAAGCTCGTCAAGGCAGGCGTCACCCTGCGCGACCAGATCAACAAGCGCTTCCCCAAGCGGGACAAGGCATCTGACGGCTGGATCGGGGACGCCGCGCACCAGTCGCGCCCCTCGGACCACAACCCCGACAAGGGCGGCTGGGTCCACGCCCTCGACGTCGACGAGGACTTCGGCGCCAAGGGCGACAACATGCGGCTCGCCAACGAGCTGCGGCGCCTCGCACAGCAGGGCCTGGACAACGGCAGGATCAAGTACATCGTGTACGAGGACCGCATCGCCTCGGGCACCGCGAACAACTGGGCGTGGCGCGGATCCGGCTACGGCCACACCAAGCACATCCACGTGAGCTTCACCAGCGCCGCCGAGAAGGACGGGTCGAAGTTCCCGCTCGCCATCTTCGACACCAAGGCCCAGCAGTGGGACGGCACCGTGCCGGCGTTCGACGAGCTCGTGCGCGCATCCACGACCCCCGATGACAAGAGCCTGGCCTCGTGGCGGCTCGCCTGCCGACTCGCCGACCTCGGCTACTACCAGGGCGCCGTGAAGCCCCGCGGCGAGCAGGGCTACCCCGTCAAGGCCGTGCAGGCAGTCCAGCAGTCGATGCACGCGGCGCCGACCGGCAAGTGGGGGCCCAAGCTCCACCAACGGATCTTTGGAGTCGCCCCATGAGCATCGGGGAAATCGTCGGCCTCGTCCTCGGCATCCTGTCGATCCTCGTCATCCTCGCCGGCGCCACCGCCTGGTGGGTGAAGCAGACCGTCCGCAACGAGATCGCCGCATTCACCCGCCCGATCCAGCCCGGCTACCGCAACGGCGGCCAGTCCCTCGCGGACGTCGCATACCGGCTCGAGCGCCTCGAGCGACACTTCGGAGTACAGGAGTCCTGATGCTCGACCGCCTCGACCCGCAGCTGCGGCACCTCATCCTCATGGTCCTGGTCCCCGTCATGGCGTACCTGGCCTCCGACGTGGTGCCGCAGCTCGGCATCCACCCCCTCGTCGCCGGGCTCATCGGCGTCGTCCTGGCGCAGCTGATCGCCTACTTCACGCCGATCACCCGGCAGTACGGCGTCGGGTCAGGCCACCGCGAGGACGGCAGCCTGTAGCTCGTCCTGCCCAACCATCGTGTACCGGGCGGTCGTCGCCGGATCCGTGTGGCCGAGCAGCTCCTGCACGGCGCGGATGTCATGCGAGCCGCGGTACGCGGCCGTCCCGAACCGATGGCGTAGCGAATGCGCCGTGTGCGGGGCGGGCAGCACCCGCTCGAGCCGCGTGGCCACGTAGTCGGCGCACACGTGACTGCCCGGCCGCACCGGCGACGGGAACGCCCACCCGCGCAGCTGCGCGAGCTCGACCGCGAGCCGCGGATGGATCGGCACCCGCCGGACCCGACCACCCTTGCCCCGCACGAGCAGCCCGAATACCGTCACGTCGTCGGAATGCACGCGGGAGATCTCGCTTAACCGCAGCCCGGCCCAGCCGCCCAGCAGCAGCATGAGCCGCGTCTCGGCGTCCGCGCCCTCGAGCGCCGCCTCCAGCTCGGCCTCGCCGATCGGCTTGGGCA